CCCGATTTTGTTCAACTGGTTCACTGCAAACAGTTCCCCTTGGGCACGCCGTACGTGAGTGTGATGGCTTACATAAAATCCATTTGCGACCGGTGGAGATCTGTGCGGGCCGTTTACTATGATCACACTGGTACGAAGGGCATGGATGAGGAGATCGACAAGGCTGGGTTCCCGGGAGTGAAGGGAATCGACTTCACGAGGCCGTTGAAGCATGGCATGGCGATGACGTTGAAGCAGTTGATGATGACTCCTCGGGAAAGTGACAGGGCTCTGGCTCCGGAAGATGCACGGCGAAAGTTTGAGTTGCCGTTTGATCAGGATGTGCAGGCTGAACTTAATGTGGAGCAGTGGGAGCAGTCGCCGGGGAGTGAGGTGTACACGTTTAGTCATCCTGAAGGGTCGCATGACGATCGGTTTTGGGCTGTCTGTCTAGCAGTTTTCACGAGTACAGAAGCGCCTCCACCTGGCAGAGGCGCCATAATACTTCCGCATTAAGCTGTTGAATGCAAGAGGAGATTCTCATAGTGACGTTTCTTGCCAAGCTTTTCAGGAAAAAGAAGGTAAGTTCAGACATTCAAATGGTTCTTGAACGGTTGATCGGCCAAAAACTAGTCGGCGTAAGCTGCAGTAAAGATGAGCGAGAGTGGCAGCTGCATTTTGAAGATTGGGTCGTGTTTGTTGAGAATCCGTTTCCCAGTCCAATCATTGAACGTATTTCATGGTGAAATAGAATGTTAGAATGGAAGAAAACACCCATCCTACCTAAGCACTGGACCGATTTTCTGAGTCGCTTCAAATTCATAATCTACGGCGAAACCGTTTTCGAACGCAAAATCGACTTCCTTTCACCTTACGTTCACATTTTCCACGCTCAAACCCTCGGCAAACTGTCTGACCTTATGATGCTTATTGGCGTTGAGGATCGGGACGAAGGGATGATACCTGACGGCTGGACAGACATTCTTTTGCCTATCTTCTATAATGAAAAGTGGCCTGACGCAAACGCCTGCAAAACTAGTGAAGGCGTGTTTTACGTTGACATGGCCTTGAGCGGCGCCTACAGGAAGGAAGTGTTTTTCTTCAGTCAGAATCAATGGCGGAAACTTTACCGAAGCTGCGTCCAAGAAGGCGGCATGTTTCTCGGTGACTCGAACGTGAAGGTTTCATGCGGATACATCGAGTATTGCCCCAAACTGGATCGTCTCTGCAATTTCGATTTTGTGTGAGGCTTTGAATATGAGTTTTGTCGCTGAGCGCATTCGTAAAGGCTTCAACAGTCTGAAGAAGCTTACGAGCAAGTTTGTGGCTCAGCGCAATGTTCCTCCGGATGTCAGTAGGCGGCAGATTGAAGAGGAAGTGCCAGTCAGCTGGAAGGCGGACAGGGCTCTTTGGGGGTACGTTACCCGTTACATGCTCAAGGGATCTGGCGCCGGCTTCGTCACGAGTCCGTGCATGGCCTATTGGGAAAGGCTTTGGGGCGCCACACCCATCGAGGACCTGCCGAAATACAAGGACCTCTACACGTTCACGCCATACATTAAGGCGGCTATTGACGTCACTGTGAACCTTGCTGTATCGAATGGCTTCGAGTTGCAAGGCGGGGACGATGCGGTTCGTGAGTGGCTTTCTGACTGGCTTGATGAGCAAAATGCTCTCCAGACGCTGCGTATTGTGGGCACTGATATGCTTGTCTTCGGCAACGCATTTCTTGAGGCTTGCCGGGATGAGGACACGCGCAAGATTGTCTGGCTCAAAGCCTTGGATCCCGTGCATATGCGGGTCCGCCGAGATGCTTACGGTAACGTTTTCGGTTACATTCAACTGCTGACTTTCCCTCCAGTCGCGTTTACGGCGCAGGACATGATCCACTTTCGAAGTGGAGCTAAGAGCTGGTGGTACGAGTATAGCTATGGCACGAGCCTTCTGAGGCCCTTGCTGAAGATCCAAGCACTGATCGATCAGCTTGAGGATGATATGGCCGTAATCGTGCATACTTATGCTAAGCCGATGCTTGTTGTGAAGGCTGGCACGCCGGAGAGGCCCTTCAGCGATCCGCAGCTGCAGAGTCTCGTTGAAGCATTTCGCGATCGCAAGGTTGCTTCTGACGTGTACGTCCGTGGCGACGTAACCGTGGATGTGATTCCAAGCTTGACGAAGGACGTGAACATTCAGTGGTGGATTGATCACCTCTACACGCAGCGCGAGGCAGTTCTGGGTGTTCCAAAGATTTTCATGGGAAAGAGTGAGGGCACGAACCGGGCCACTGCAGACGTCGTTATGCAGGAGTATGTTACGAGACTTCGTATGCTTCAGGAGATGATTGCGGACACGCTTGAGACAGAGTTGTTCAAGCAGCTGATTGAAGAGGAGTTTGGAGAAGGCGTTGAAGTTCCACAGGTCAAGTGGCGTCCGATCTGGGAGCCCACGCTTGACAAGAAAGCGATTTTGATGGGTGATTTGGTTGAGAAAGGGATCTTGTTGCCTTCTGAGGCTCGCGGAGAACTTGGTTATCCGGCGGAACCGGAAAACGGAGGTGGCCTATTGAAGCCTTTGGCGAAGCCTGAAGGCCAGGATGGCAAGGGTGTTCAACAGGTTAAGCGCATGCTCCGGGAGATTCGAGATAGGGAGGATTGAGATTGAGTTTTGCGTGCAAGCAATTGTGCGGGCACGATTTGAAGCGGCCTCACTTCAGTTGTATGTACTGCAGGATTCGCCGGTTCTTTTACGGGAAGATGGGAAAAAAGTATCATTACAACAGCAAGATGCGCATAGTCATGCCGGAGGACTGTACAACATACGTCTTGTTCATTGACAACAAGCGGCGCCTTGCAGCTGTCAAGGGTGCGATTTTGAAGCGTCTCGTCACGTTGTGTGAGTGGTTGGCGAATTAGTTATGCTTGAGAAAATAGTCAAAATGATGTGCCCCAAATGTCATATTGCCTTTGATATTGAGCCAGTTATTATCATTCAGGCTGATGGTGGCTCGCATCTTGAGAGTCGCCTTCTTAAGAGTTGTCCATACTGAGGCGGCGGTCTCATGAGACTCGTAACTAAGCTCAAGAGGAGAGAATAATATGCCCGGAATTGATGAGGACAAGAATATTTGGCGTTACCGGGTTCAGGACCCGGATAAATTCGACAAGTTTCGCGTGAAAGACATTGGAAGTGGTGGCGTAAAGATCACCGTTGGCAAGGTGAAAGGCACGGACCGCTGGGAAATCCAGAATTACATGTTTGACAAGCAACGCTTCAAAACCCGCGAGCAGGTCCGCAACTGGCTTGAGAAGCATCTGAAAAGTAAGATTCAAACCTTGCTGGATTTTAAGGCTTGGGACGAGTGGAGAAGACGCTTTGTTAACGCTTATGTTCAGATTTCGACTGTGGAGTGAAAGCCCCTCCTAATCTTCCCAACGATCAACTTCTTGCCTTTTGCCACAATATGGACAGGTGACGATGCTTGCTTTAATCTGTGGCTCACCTAGTCTCCTGAAGAATTCAAATTCACCAATGATCTTTTCCCCACACCTTAAGCACGGTACGTCTATCTTCTGCATCTGTTTACACTTCTCTTTAACTTCTTGTTTTTCGGAACGATCATTGGCATTCATCATATCCTTCCTGCCCCACATTATCTGAAAAGAGGAATGAAAAAGTTACAGGTAAGTTACCATGCGACTCTCATATTTTGTGCCCTTCAAGGCAATTGAATCCGTTGATAGAGAGGGCGCGCTGATCAACATTGAAGGCGTGGCCATCGACACGAGCGTCAACAAAAACAAGTGGCAGGTACCGGAAGAGGATCTGGACTTTTTCACTGAAACTCTCAAGAATGCTCAGTTGCGTGTGGACCATGCTGAAAGTGCTTTGATGGTGGTTGGGAAGGTTCCGCACGCCAAGCGCGACGGCCAGCAAGTCTTGTTCCAGGCAGAGGTCGGCGGGGAAGAGAAGCTGATCGACAAGATCGTACGTCAATACATCAGCAATGTGAGCGTTCAGGTTGACAGTGACGATGTTGTCTGCAGCAACTGTAAGAAGCCGACGCGAAAGGAAGGTGTGCTTGTTCACCTATGTCCGGGAGCCTGGGAGATCGTGCACAAGCCGAGGGTTCGAGAACTGAGTATCGTTGCTTCTCCTGCGTATGAGAAGACCGAGTTTAAGCCTGTGGGCTTTTTCGCAGCGATGAACGATGCGCAATGGGACGCTGCCATGAAGGGCGCGGGTTCGAATCCCGCTTTAGGATCACTTGTTGAAGGTGATGATGTGGGTTCTAGGCGAGAGCCGCAAGAACCTGAAAACAAAAAACAAGAAAGAAAAGAGGTGAAGCCTATGTCTGCTAAAGCAGATGATAAGGCTTCTCCGCATCAAGCACAAGGAGTTGTCAATACGGCGCCCGGAGAACAAGCGCCGAAACAGCACACGTACGAAGAATTCATGCAGCAGTTGACTCAGCTTCAAAAGCAGATCGATGCTTTCAAGGGAAGGATCGGGGAGCTCGAGGCGGAGCTGGCGAAGAAGGGTGAGAATGGCGGTGCAGCGAAGAAGTTGAGCGAAGAGGCTGGGCAGAACGCGGGTTCTGATGCGACCGCGAGCGCCGCAATGAGTGCCCTTATAACTCCTGTAGCTACACGACCACCGCAAGGTCAATCGCAAGCGTCTCCCCCAGGTCAAAAGCCGACTGGGCAAGGCATTGTTGCTGTCGACGAGATCCAGAAGGACGCGCTCGGCAATTTCGATTGGTATCAGGACTTGCTGAAGGCTCACAAGAAATTGGTAGGGTTCCAATAGCGCGCACATTTTGAAAAGGTGATTTTGTATGAGTACTCCAACGTATGAAGGGACGAGCCCGCTTGTCAGTGACGCTTTCGTGGTGACGTATCAGGCTGCTGAGGATCTCGACGTCGGAAAGGCAGTGCAGTTCAGTGCTGGCACGGGCATGGCTTTCCAGGTGAAGGCAACAACAGGTCAGGTCAAGCAGTGCTGTGGGATAACCGTGACCAAGGCTCTCTCGGGCAAGAAAGTCAGCGTTGCATGCCGGGGTATAGTCCGTGCAGTAGCTTCAGGGGCCATCGCAGTCGGGGATCTTGTGGTCAGCGATGCTAGTGGAAAGGTAAAGGCGTTGGCCGATACCGTCGCGAATGACTTGATCAGTAGCGCCGGCATTGCTACAGCGATCAACAACAGTAGAATGATAATTGGCAAAGCCATCAGCGCAACTTCGCAAGATGGTGACACAGTCTACGTGCAACTTTTGATTCCTTAAAGCGAAGGTGTTTTGAATGAGCCTTTTTAGAGATGCTTTAACGTGGGTTGACACTGGCGCAATTGCGTATCCGGCTTTGCACAAGAAGATCATTGAGCTGACGATGCCTGCTCTTGTCGTGAAGCACCTGTTTCCGGAGTTCCCATTAGTCGCCGGGAAGACCGCAACGTTTGTGAAGCAAAGCGGTTCGCGCAGTGCAGCGATCAGCGAGATTGCTGAGGGCTCTGAAATTCCGATGGATTTCACGCCTTACAGCAACGTAACCGTCACGCCCTACAAGAAGGGTCAGCGTCAGCGTGTCAGTCGAGAAAACATCGAAGATCTGTATATCCCGGTGATTGAGGATCAACTGCGACGTCTGGCAAGGCGTATGGCCTACACGATTGACAAGGATTGCATGACAGTGATCGACTTAGCTGCTGGAAACAGCAGTGCGGGTTCAGGCACGAGTCTCGGCGCCACAGGAACCGAGTTCACCATTTCGGGTGGGCTCGGCACCAAGGACATCTTGAACGCCAAGTCGAAGATCGAAAACTACGGCTTCATTCCCGACACCATTCTGATGAACCCGATAAACGCTAGAGACGTGATGTACCTGCCGCAGTTCAGCTTGAACTTGCAGTATGGCGAACCAGTGATGCAATCAGGCCTTATGGGATGGATCTATGGCATGGCCCTTAAGATAAGCCCGGTTGTCAATGTAGGTAATAGTTACATTCTGAGCACTGGCCAAAACTTGTCAGCAGCTTACGCGCCCATGGGATTCTTTGTGATCAAACGACCACTGCTCACGGATATCGACCTTAAGAAAGAGTTTGACGCTGTCGACGTGAGCTTGACAACCAGGTACAGCCCTGTCGTGACTTGCGGAGAAGCAATCTTCAAAGTCAGTGGATTGACCTCAACGTAGGCTGCTAGATTTGGATTCTACCTAATTCCCATTTTTTGATTTTTCATGTTCGCTCTCATGAGCAGAAATCTCGGTTCTCTAGTTGAGGTGTTTTGTGATGGAAAATAGGGTAGTTGCCGCTCTTGTATTAGCCGTTATTCTTGGTTCGTGTGTCGGTTCAGTTTTGACGTTTGCTCTTATGCAGTGGACCCATCGAATCTCTAATATAGCATATTTGAAAGTGGTTGGTGTAGGCGTTTTCAGGGACATCAACTTCACGGTTTCAGTCACGCAGATTGATTGGGGCGTTGTTGGAGCTGGGGAAAGCAAGAATTTTTCAGCGTACATCAAGAATGAAAGCAATGTTCCCATAACTCTGTCTATGTACAGTGAAAGTTGGAGCCCTGTTGAAGCCTCAGGCTTCATTACTATGACTTGGGATTGTGGAGGAAGCCTGATTCCGGTTGACGGGTTCATTCCGGTAACGTTCACTCTGCATGTGGATCCTGCTGTTTCGGGTATCACCTCATTCAGCTTCACGGTCGTGGTCATTGGGAGTGGTTAGGATGGCAAGCACATCTGACCTCTTGAATGATCTTGCTCGAGAGACGGTGTTGCGCAAGAAGTGGGCTAAAATCTGGGACAAGATTGGGCAGCGGATTCTGCAGATGCCGAAATGGATGCAAGAAATTATCCTTGAAGACATTAACACGGCGATCTTGAATCGCCTGGCAGTGATGGAGTTGATTCAGAAAAGCAAGCGTTTGAAAGATGATGTTTGATGACTGTTGCATACGTTGCTGTTGCTGATGTTCAAGCGCACCTCAACGCGACTTATGATGCAGTGAATCATGTGTACTCGGTTTACGGCATCAACATAGCCGAAAGTAGTTTTCAAGCCCATGTTGACCATGCGAATACTTACATCAATGCGCTGCTCGGTGCGGATCTCGGTCCTTCCGATCCAAAATACTCAATTGCGAAACTTGCGGCGCTTGATCTTGCTTGTATGCATATTCTTGTCGTGTCAAGCGGCGGAGCCTTGGTCGGAGCTTTCGATTATTTCTTGGGTGATTTGCGCGTCGCGCGGAGCGGTCCTTATGCAGAGGCCATTCAACGCACAATCGCAGGTTTCAAAGAGGACTTTGTGAAGCAAATCACAAACTTAACTAGCTCAGTGATAGCTACCGAAGCAAGTGCAGCAGGTGAAGTGCCAACATACAAAGGAGGGCTTGTATCACCTTGAGCAAAGTCCTCGGAAAAGGAAACTACATAGTCGCGAAGGTGAATGGCTCCAAAACTGTCCTGACGAGCGCTGAGCTTCAGCAGCTCCTGGATAATGGGTATGATGTTGAGGTTATCTCTTCGTCTTGAACTTCACGCACGCAAAGTTTGCTGGTCCTGAAAGCCTTAGAGGGCTCGCATTGTCATTCTCCTTGCATCTCCTTTGGGGTTGTCTTGTGAGTTTTTCTAAGGGCGGGAAAACCTTTGGCCTTAGAAGATTTGAAGAGGCTTAGCAAGCTTGTTTGTGCAAAATGTAAGGCGCCTGATTACGCGGCCTGCAGCTCTTGCGAGGCCAAAAAGTTGATTGACAAACTTGTAGAGGAATCCTGCCATTGACGGAGACGAGTAAGCTCATCATGCAGACCTTGCAAACTCAATGGAGTTTGCCCTCTCCAAGTGTGAATGACATTTTCTGGGTGGATACTCGTGTTGAAACACTCGATTTCGCGAAGGTCTCCAAGAACTATGTTGTCAGTTGCTACAGTCCCACAGGCCCCAGTACAACGGTTCCGTTAAGTCGTGAGGCTTGGCTGAAAACTGAACAGGTCATCGTAGATCTCATCGTCAAGGTGATGGGCGTAGTTGATGATGCTGTCACGGTTCGGGAAAACATGCGCAAAGAGGTTGAACGGATAGTGCATGAAAACGAGTTGAAGATACCGGGGCTCGCTGACGCTCCAATTGCGCGAGAGCCCTATCAAGTTGAAGGGCCCGATCTTGTGCGAGTTTCCCTTCAGATTAGCTGCCGAAGCTTCCAAATCAAAAGCTAGGATCCTCTGATCATGAGTGCTGTCATTAAGGTTGAAGTGAAATATGCAAAGGATCTGGCTCGAAATCTGCGTGAGCTCTGGCCAGACGCTTTAGATAAGGGCGTCCAGAACGCGATCCACATGATTGGAGAGCGCATGTTGGACACGGCGAACAGGCTTGTCCCGGTGCGGACGGGCTATCTCCGCAGCACCCTCGCCCTCGAGCAGACTGGGAAGTGGACGTTTCGGCTGGTAGCCCGGGCTCCGTATGCGGCTTTTGTTGAGTGGGGGACAGGTAGAATGCATGCGCACTTGTTCATGACGCAAGCCGTGCAGATGCATACTGCGGAAATGTGGGAAGAGGTGGAGAATGCTGCGGTTGCTACTATGCATGGGGGCTTGTTATAGTTGCATCGAGAGCTCAGAATGCACCTGACGAAGAAATTCGTTAATCTTGCTGTCCGCTTGTTGAATCGGTTGATTCCCGAAGCAGAACCGACTTTTCCTCAGACGCACATGGCGGAAAACGTTTTTGAAAGATTCCTTAAGGCCTACAAACTAGAGGTTTATGCCGGGCGCTTTGATGATGTGCCTTGGCAGACAATCCGGGGCTTGCGAGACAAGAATTTCCTGCGCCTCTTGCAGCTGTCTCGCAAGATTCTCCTTTACTTGGGAGAGAATGACCGGTATTATAGGCAGTGGCTCGGCTACGCTTTTCTCTTGGCAGCTGAAGAGACGCAGAAGCAGCTTGTAACATTGACGTATGGTGATTGCTTGGAGTTCTGCCGGGTCCAGTGGGATTTCAACTTGGAAGGGGCCTTTCCTCCTGAATATTTCGAGGCTCACAAAGGCGAGTTTCTGAATATGGTTCTCGCCAATTTTCTCAGTAATCTAGCGTAAGAGAGGTGAGAAATGGATATGAGTGCAACACCGATCATAGGCCGTAACGCGGTCATCAAGATGGGTGCGACTCCAATAGGCTTCGCCACCGGCATAACATGCAGCATTAGTGCGGATATCCTGAAACAGTATGTTTTCCAGAGTGATAAACCAAGCATCCTTGCAGCTGGTAACAAAAGCTTCAAGGTTGGCTGTGACAAGCTGTACATCGATAACACTTACGCTTCGCAGGTGCTTGGCGGTACAGCGGTAGATTTCGAGATCGGCCCAGCCGGCACGACGACAGGGA